AAGAAGTTCCACGTCATATGATGCCCATAACTCACCAATTATAACGTCGGAAACAGTATGTCCACCAACTGCTATATTTATGTTTGCATGATCATACATACGAATATCAGAATTCGCTGGTAAGTTTCCTGCACGAATATAGAGTTGATCCATAGGTGTTCCGCTTCTTTTACATTCTATCCAACTTTGAAAAGAACATGATGGTTTTGCTGATGTTGCAAACTGTGAATTCAACATGTCTCTTTTATTTGTGAAAATTGGTGCACCTGCATTGTACTGTGCTGCTATAGCTACATAACCCAAACCCACACTATTAGTATATTCAGATCCCTCTGAAATAAATTCCATAACCATACCTTTTAAATCATATGATGTGTATTGATTTGCACATGGTGACAACCAAGGAAAAGTTTCGTTCATTCCTGGGTTCAATGGAAATGTATGGATATCAAATTCTTCTGTTGATGAATAAATATCTCCTAAATACTCCCTATGAACAATGCGCGTCCTTTCTCCTGTTGTATGCATGTAAGGAACAGTTGTTCCTACCTTTCCATCAGAAGCTGCTGCCAATAATGAATTAGTGTCTGGAACATCACCTTGTTGTAATATTCCAGAGTCTGCATCTTCATAATCTCCTGCTCCTAACAAAAGTGGTAGTAGATGAGGAACTACAGTAGATCCAATATCTAATGCTGTTTCCCACCATGAACTATCTTCCTTTTCAGGTTTTTCCTTTTCTCTCTTATCTCTTTCTAATTTTGCTATTCTCTTTTCTAATTTATGTTCATGATCTTTGTGTTCCTTGAATACACGATCTGATTCACCAAATTTCCGACCAACAGATCTTGGTGGAAAGCGTGGGCCATCTGCCCGATAGCGTGCTGCTTTCACTGGATCTCTCTTCAAAATCTGCCGTGGTGGTAAATTAGATTGCGTTTTAATTTTGAGCTGTGGTTTGTTACTCACAACTGTCTTCTTAATGTTATTATTTTTATTCTTTTGCGTAACTTTAGCGGTGTTAGCGCCTCCAGTGGTACGTCGTCCCTCTGGATTCTTATTCTGTCTTGAACTCATTTTTATTCTGCTTATTAATCTTTCTCCCGTCTCAGAATATCCTTGCTGTTTCAAGATAATGCTCTCTCCTAAATATAATCTTTCGAGCATATAATCATTTAAAATTCCTGCCTTTGCTGTAATCCAATCCGGGTCCTCAGCACAGGTCTTATCATATTTATATAATAACCATCCATGAAAATCTCTACAAAACTTTCTCATGGGTAAATCCGTCCAACCGTTTATAGTTAGCCCTCCTAATCTTTCCATTGTTTTTGCGGGTGTTAAATGTTCCCTCTTTGCATATAACAATGAAGTCATCAATTTTGATCTCTCATAAATTGGTACTGCCATATCTCTTAAAAACACCGTATGTGCTGATAAGAAATCTAAATCCTCTGCAGCTCTTGGTTCCATTGAGTCTGTTGTCGTTGTTACTCCCAATACTTTCCAAGCTGCTATCACTGTTGTTGCGTTATAAAACTTGTGTGCTTCGTTTGATACAGTCCATGTATTATCATCACCAACTAATGCCTTTGCTGTGTGTAGTTCAAAATCTGTATATGTACTCTCTTTATCTGGATTGTTTATAATCCAAGCATATGACATCAGTGTATATAATATTAATGTGTTATCGTTTACTGTATTTGGTGAACCCGAAGGATTCCCTGTAAGCTTCATTATTAATATACCATCTGGTGTTAATATTAATGAATTTACCAAATTTCTGTAAA